CTTGTTCTTTTGCATATTTTTTAAAAGATTCTTTCCAAGACATTTTAGGCATTAACAAAAGTACCGACACCAGCAAAATCGGCTCTGGTAACAAGTTTTTTAGGTGCTGCTATACCAAACAAATCAAAAGAACCTACCATTTCAAACTGTACTAGATCTCTGTTCTCAACAGTTTTTCTTTCAATAAAATAAACTTCTCGTGGAAGTTCGGCTGTAGGGTCTACAGTTCCAACTTTATATGGATTAACATTTGAGGGAAAGTTTTCTTCATCTAAAAATCTAGCCAGTGTACGCCTTCTTGTTACTTTTGCCCCTGCAAGATCAGAAAAAGGTGTTGTTTGATTTGTAAGCTGTAAAATTGCAGTTATAGTTCCTAACAAATTAGAAAAAGAAAGTGAAGGTCTTGGCAGTTTTCCCTTCCCAGTATATTTAAAGCCATCAGCTTTAACTGGGAATTTAGTATATGTATTTGACTGCCACACAAGATCATTGCTGTCTTTCATATTATTACCAGCATGGAACAAATAAACAGTTGGATTTGCAATGTTGGCGTTTACATTGAAAGAAACATTCCCACTTGTTGACTGTGAAGTTGTGCCAGTGACAGTAAAAGTATCTGTTGCAACTGTTTGTATTGTATATATTCCATCAATTCCGTTTCCCGATGTGAAATCAAGACTCAAAATCAAACCAGCAGAAAATCCATGAGAGCTAAGTGTGATAGTTATTGTTTGACCTGACTGTGAATATGTAGCTGTTTTTGCTGATTTTGTATAATGTACATCAGCTTTTAATACAACAGAATACAATTCAATGATTGATTTGTTTGTTATTTGTTGTAACTCGGTTACAGGATTAGCCATTTAGGGTTCAAATACCTCTCTAAAAGTACAATTTATAATTGCTCTATTATTGTAAGGTATTGTTTTTGTCCAAGAATCACATACAAACTTTCCTTCCCCTGATCTTGTTATAGTCACATTGCCGCTATTTGTTGCAACAGTGGCCGCAGTAACTGTAAAAGTATCACGATCAACTTCAGACGCTACGACAAAAGTTCCATCAGTTGCAGATCCACTTGTATAATCAAGCCCTAAAATATCACCAATACCAAAACCATGTGAAGCGCAAGTAATTGTTACAGTGGTTCCACTTTGCGAATATGTCCCTGTTTTCGCTGCTCCCTCTGCTGGTGGTGTGAATGTAAAACTTGCCTGATCATTAACTCTTCCTCTTAAAAAGCCCTCTATAACATCTGCTTCCGCTTCAGACACATTAAAAGTTAAAACATACTCTTTAGGGTCTTGAGACTGTGGTAGGCCATACAAAGCTCTAAACTCATACCCATCACCTAAAGTAGAGATTTTCACTTTAGGTTTGCTTTGTTTTCTCATCCCATAAGTGGGAGATATTGAAGGAAAATCTGCCATTATCTATTTAATAAACCCCCAGCCCTTTGTTCGTCAATTATAGTTGCTTGAACAACACTGGCAATAAGACCTCCTAGCTGATCTGCTTCAGATCCATTTCCTTGGATTGACGATCCTGATGCGTCTACGTTTACAGTAATCATATTGTTGGTTGTACCACCACCACCGATTGCATTGTTTGGAATAATATTGCCACCTCTTGAACCCATTTGCAAAATCTCAGGGCCTCTCTCACCCACAACATAAGCACCACCAGCAGAAACTGATCCACCATATTCCCTTGCTCCTCTAAATTGTGGATTGGATGGCATAAAACCAATTTTTCCAATATTTGTACCCGAAGCAGTTGTCAAAGATTTACCACCCATAGTTTTAAAACCACCACCAAAAGCACCTGTAAATAAACTTCCTAAAGCATTTCCAAAAAAGTTACCGATACCAGAAACTGCCCTTTGTATAGCAAGCTCTATTAGTTGTCGTTTAAGATTATTTAAAACACTTGTAGCTGCTTCAGCTAGAGTTTTTGTCCCCATAACAGCATCAGTAAGACTAGATACGATACCATCTTCTATTCCTTGACCGATCTCCATAAATTTTTCTTTTAAGTCATCTGCTTCATTTTTTGCATTTTTGATTGCTGTTTTAAATGTCGCAGCTTTTGAAGTATTTTCATCTAAAGTCTTTCCAGTAGTTACGTTGCTTTCTACAATTTTATTCGATGCAACAGCAGTTTCTTCGACTTTATCCTTTAATTCTACAACTGATTCAACATTCAATTTTGGTAGTTTTGCTCTACCAAAAATAAACTTTAGAACAGGATTTCTATTAACAAAATCAACAACTTTTTTGAATTGTGTAACTATAAAACTGACCATGTTTCCTATAATTTTTCCTACATCAGTACCAAGTTTGATAACGCTATCTGAAAAAGCAGTGACACCTTCTTTAACAGCTATCCAACTTTGCTCTAAATCGAATACAAATTTTGTTGCATCTATACCTATAGCTTGTGCAATGGCTTTACCCACTTCTGTAACAGCACCAATAATAGCTCTAATTGGGGCAGCCACTAATTTAACTGCACTAGCAAAAGCTTCAACAGTAACAGCAGCAACTTTGAATACTTCTCTAATAATTACTCCAAACTCTGAACCATCAGTTACAAGATTTGTAAATGCTGTCCCTAATCTTGTTAATTGTCCTTGAATTGTGTTCGATGCGGTAAAAGCAGCTTGAGCCGCAGTGCCTTGAGCATTGGCTTGATTTTCTAAATTTTTATTAAAAGAAACTAACTGATCATTTAACAGAGGTAATATTGCTGTTCTTGCCTCAACAGATCCAAAAAACTGTGCAAGTGTTTCTTCACTGGCTCCACCTTTTGCAACAAGCTCCTCTAATACACCTCCTAAACCTTTTGTACTTAAAGCGGTAGCACTAAAATCAATTCCTAATTTTTCAGCAGCTTTTGATGCCTCACTTGTTGGCTTTTGTATCGAAGCAATAACTTGTCTGAGTCCAGCAAAGGTTGATTCAACAGGAACACCAGTTGCAGTGACAGTAGATATTGCAGCATTTAGTTCATCTATCCCAACACCAGCACCAGCCGCTATTGGTGCAAGACGACCTATCTGCTGTGCATATTGATCTACAACAATTTTACCATCATTCTGTGTCTGTATAAATCCATCTACCAATTTAGCTGCCTTATCTGAACTTAAACCATAAGCATTTAAAACAGATGTAGTAGCATCAGCAACAGTAGCTAAATCAGAAAATCCACCAGTTGCGCCCTGCTGTGATGCCTTAAGCACATCTGAGAGTTCTGCTACTTCACCAAAACCAGCAGAGGCCACATCATATGATGCTGATAATAAATTTAAAGAAGAAACCTGTCCACTAAGTTCATTTGATAAACTTGCAAGTTTTGGTTTTAAAGTATCTACATCAACTCCAAGAGTTTTTACTTTTGCAGTAGCAAAGTCTTGAGTTGCTAATAATCCAAAGGCTTTACCTAAAGCGGCAACAGCAGTAGTTATTCCAAGAATCGGTAAAAGTGCAGATTGTAAAGCTGATCCAGCAGTCCTAAAACCAGCAGCCGCAGTTTTAGCAGAAGTCCCAGCACCAAAAAACCCCTTACCCAGTATTGGTAAATTTTTATTTGCATCTTTTAGTTTGCTATTTGTTCCGTTTACAGTTTGATTAAATTTTTGTGCCTGAGTATTTACATTCTTTAACG